GTTGATTCTCAGTATGCTACTTTGAATGCGGACCTAGAATTTGTAGATTCAGCATCTCCTACTTTCAAATGGATTGATGCAATGCTTAATGGTACTCGTGCCTCTAATCATGGTGGGCTTGGTAAGCTTAAGACTCACAAAGTCTTCAAGGTTAATCGTCATGGAGAAGAGAAGAATTGGCTTGAAGCTTCTGAAAAGATTGCTAAAGAATGTGGAAAATATGTTCCATCAGAAGTTTATGCTAAGTTGCTAGCACAACGAGAAGATGTTCCCAAGGATCTAGTATCTCTTTACAAGAATGCTAACATTCTTCCAGGTTGGCACGGCACTCGTCGAGCCAATATGATTGGTATTACTACTAAAGGACTTCTAATTCGTCCTTCCGGTGTCGCACATGCCGGCTCAATGTTTGGAGATGGTTGTTATTTTGCTTCATCTTCGTCAAAATCAATTAACTATTGTGATGTTAGGGGTTCATATTGGGCACAAGGAAATAATAAAACAGCATATCTTTTATTATGTGATGTAGCTTTTGGAAACCAGAAAATGGCGACCGGCTCTTATTATTATAATGCCAATAACATCAAACCATATCACAGTGTATGGGCAAAAGCCGGTCAAGGCGGAGTTATAAATGATGAAATGATTACCTATACTGCTACTGGTAAGGGCCAGCAACATAATATTCGATACATCATTGAATTTGAGACGCAGGTAAAGTAATGGAACCATTTACAATGACTAAAGTTGTTGATTGTCAAAAGAATATGCCTGAAGAAATTAAGCGGGCTTTATTTGAGAGTTATGGCGAGGATCCGTTATCAAATGATAGTTTCATTTATTGGATTGCTGGCAGAGATCAGATAATTTATGAAGATGATGATTATTTTCAACAACAAAGAAAAGTAGTTGATGATTGGTTTCTTCAAAATTTTAAAGAGGTAGAACGTGTATTAGTTCTTCATTGGTGGTAAAATGAGCACAGATTGGCACGGAGACCTTGGTTATGGATTTCCATTAACAGACTCTAAACTTTTAGAAGATATAAATGAAGGCAAGTTACAGCTACCAAATCATCTTGATATGATGTGGGCAGGCGATGCATTTAGTGAAATGGAAACTTTCATTATAGTTAAAGATAGTAAAATTAGTGCTGTTTCTTGGTGTTCATGCTCACAAATGATTAGTCCTGAAAAACTTATTGCCCCTGAAGAGTGGGAAACGGAACTTATGACTTGGGCAGATGAACATAACATAGTAAATGCCGCTATTGGTTGGTGGCTTTGTACTTCACTTGGATGAATACAATGAATAATTTTAAGACTATGAAAGTGTTTGATTGTCAATGGGATCCTGGAATGCCAGAAGATGTTAGACAGGCGTTTAATCCGGTAGAATCATATAGAAATTACTATCGTGGAGATAAAGCATATATTGCAAAATGGACTAAACGATCTGTACCTAATTGGTGGTAAAATGAGTAATTGGTATGATTACAGGGTTACAGTTTTCGGCCCCCAAATGAAATTGGGAAATTTTTTAATATAGATTCATCAGATGTTAATTATTTAGATTCATTTGATTTTTCATTTGGTCAGAAAAATGGTCCGGGATTGTGCCTTGAAAAAATAATTAAACAAAATTCGGGTTTAGTTTTTTTATTTTCAAACTATTGAGATTTCTAATTCATCATTATGGATTGAAAGATTCGATTCTGCTTCCAATGAATTCCAAAGAATCTTGGTTGAGACTCATGATGGTGATATAAATAAAAGACTATTACATGAATATGAACTAAAATTTCCGTATTTGTTAGAACAACACAAAAATGGAAGGCCATATGAGTGGAAAATGTTTTTTGCAAATGCTCCATCAAAAGAGTATTTAAAATATGCCAATTCTTTTAGAGAAATGGTTATTCCAGTTTCAGAAGAAGAAATAAATTTTGATAATGGATCTCTTTAATGATTCAAATTATAACTGGTGACATTTTTGATGCAAAGGAAAAATATCTTTGTCATCAATGTAATTGTGTTACTAATAAAGCCGCCCATTTATCTAAAGATGTTTTTACAAAATATCCATATGCTGATATTTATTCTGGAAGAACTGAGCCTAATCAACCCGGAACCATTGAAATACGTGGGAACGGTCAAGACCAACGATATGTAATTAATATGTTAGGTCAATATTATCCTGGTAGTCCAAAATATCCAACATCTTCTAAAGATGGAACTCTTGTTAGAGAAAAATTTTTTCATAAATGTTTACTAGAGATTGCTAAGATTCCTAATTTGGAAAGTTTAGCATTCCCCTGGCGTGTTGGCTGTGGAGCTGCTGGTGGTATTTGGGAAAATTATTTGGGAACTCTAACTAATTTTGCAATCTATCTTGAAAAAACTCAAGGTGCCAAAGTGTTTATTTATCAACGTGAGGGAGACGAATAATGTCAGATGACCTTTATTATGATTGGGAACAACTTAGAAAAGAAATGGCAGAAGCCACATCTCTTTTGAAAAAGATTAATATGGCAGCCAATTATATGCGATGGCAATATGAAATGGATGAAGCCATGCAAGAATTTGAAAAAGAAGTTCAATGTGCTTCTGGCTGGTTATCGAGCTGGTGTGGATAAATGACCATAAAATTCTATAAAACAAATGAAACATATGGTTTTCTAAATAACTTTAAGAAGGCCCCAATGTTTATTTATGGTAGATGGTGGAATAATGTTGAGGCCCCATATCAAGCAGCTAAAGCAATTCTACCAGAAGAAGCGAATGCTATTTGGCAAGCTAAATCTCCAAGAGAGGCCAGAGACCTTGGACAAAAAGTTAAGATGCGTAAAGACTGGGATCAAGTAAAAGACCAGATTATGTATGAATGTGTTCTTGCAAAGTTTGTTCAAAATCATGCTTTACGCAGCCAGCTAATGAAAACTGGTAATCAAGAACTTATTGAAGACTCTCCAATAGATTATTATTGGGGCTGTGGTATTGATGGCTCTGGTAAAAATATGTTAGGTAAAACTCTAATGAAAGTTAGAGCAGATCTGATTGATGAAAAAAGAGACGTACTAGATGCACTTTTCAATTTTTAATTTTACTTTTTGCTTGCTTTTAATTTAAAAAGATACATATTATGGGACATAGCGTTCCAATCAACAGGAGATTAATTATGATTACGTTAGATAATGAAGTTCTTTCAACGGTTCAAACCTTTATGCAAAATGGGGATCTTTTCACTGCTCTAGATGTTAGCAATAAAGTGAAAATGTCACTTCCTTTGGCGAGGCATCGGGATGTAAGAGATGCTGTTCGTGGTTTATTTAGCACTACTATTGAGCCTGCTGGTTGGGCGCGGTCTCCAATTACTGTTACATTAACGGATGGAACGACTGCTGAAGCGCTGTTATATCATCCTTTGAGTGACGCATGGGATTTGGATAATAAGTATGATGCTCAAAAGCGATCCCAAGGATCTGTAAATACGGGCCTAACTGGAGCTACTGGACCAACTGGTGCTCAAGGCCCAACTGGAGTTGCTTCTGTTACAGTTTCTGCTAATGGAAATGTAAGTGTTTCGTCTCCAGTATCGGTTAATGTGACAGCTCCCGCTATTCTCCCTGCAAAGGATCAGTGGGCTGCATTGTTTAATGCACAACCTTCTTTGTTTCCCCGTAAGTAAGGAATAATTATGGCAACTTTTGTAGAAGCAAATCAGGCTCGCCTTAGTATAAAGATGAAACTTTCTCAATATGCATGGTATGGGTCAAGTGCCGTTGCAATGAGTCCTAATGATGGATATTCGGTTGTTATTCATGTAAAAAATTTGAATAACACTGTTCGCAAAATAGTGCCACCCGTTATAAACGGAGTCTCTGTAAAGCTGGATCTAGAATGAAAATAAGAAGAATTTCAGATAGTATAGCTAAAAATTATAGACTACGTATATGTCATGCCAGTGATACTCATGGTGGTATCCCGCGTCTTCATGGCAAATATGATTGCGTTGTACATTCTGGAGATTTCTTTCCCAATAGCCCAGCTGTTATGTCTGGAAATAAAGTTCAAGAAGCAGTATTCCAAATGCAGTGGCTACAAAATAATGTCAAAGAGCTGAAGCAGCAACTTCAAGGTCATACCATATTCTTTACTTTTGGAAATCATGATTTCGCTGATCCTGATATGGTAGTTAATTTTCTAAACTCTGAAGGAGTTGCTGCTATTAATTTGCATGATAAAGTTGTAAATCATATGGGGGTTAATTTCTATGGTTTTCCATATATCCCTGCCATTGGTGGTAATATATGGAATTATGAACGTGAACTCCCTGAAATGACGACTGAAATTGATAAAATGGTTGAGGTTCTTAATCAAACTCATGTTGACGTATTAGTTTGTCATGCTCCAATTTATAAATGTTTGGATGTCTCTTATAGTAACCAAATACTTGGCAACACTGCGATGGTAAATGCTTTGGATTACAAAATAAACAAAGATATGATGCCAATGGCCTATCTATGTGGTCATATACATGAATCACATGGTTTGACTGTTCGTAATGGTATACTAGTAAGTAATGCGGCTGTAACTTATCAAATTATCGAAGTGTAATATGAATATACGTGTTTTTTATTCACCTGTAATGGTTGCTGATTCTGAGTTACCTTCACCTAGTAGTGCTAAACCTATAAAAGTTGTGGGATCTTGGCAACGTCAATTTGCAATTGATATTATTGTTCCAGATCCTGTAACAGTTGATGAGTTAGCGAGAGCCCATGATCGTAGTTGGGTGGAGGCTGTTTTAGCGGGAAAATCTAAAAATGGTTTTGGAAATAGTTCATTAAAAATAGCTACAACATTACCATATACATCTGGTTCAATGCTTTCTGATGCTCGGCATGTTATGAAGCATGGCAGCATTCCTAAAGTTCTTGAAATTCATGATAATACAATGCGCGAATGTATGAGAGTGTATTCAAAATGAAATTTAAACCAAAAGAAGTGTTAGTTAATCTTCCAACAGTTCTTATCTTTGCTACAGAAGATGAAATCGTTACTATGACAGCTGCATTTAATGCTTTTGTTCACGGTAAAGTAAAATTGAAATATGAAGTATTAGGTATGTTGGGCGGTCAATATGTTGGTCTCTTTTATATTCAAAGAAATCATGAATCTCAACAAATAAGAGATGAGTTTATTGATTTAATAAATGCTGAAGAAATTATTAGTGCAGATATGCCTTACCCTGAAGAAGACCCTGAAGCTGTATGATTATTAAAGATCTCGTTAAAGAATGGCTTATTGCTCATGAACATTATGAAGATGATCCAACTTTTTCATCTGATTTAGAGGATTTGTGTGAATTGCATTATTTCTATTGCAAATAGTGCCAATAATGGCGCTATTGGTATAGAAGAGTATGATCCATCTATAGCTGATGATACATTATGTTTATGTGGTCATACTTATTATCGTCACTTTGATACATATGATAATATGTCTCCAGTGGGATGTAAATATTGTCTTAGCTCTTATGATGGCACTTTTATAGATGGTGCATGTCCAGGATTTAAGAAAAAATAATGAATTTGCTTTCAAAAGAACAAATGGAAAAACTTACCACTCAAAGATTATTGGTTTATAAAAAATCTTTAATGTCAGTTCCTGAAACTTCTGAGTCTCCAACTAAAATAACAAAAGATAGTCCTGAATGGCAAGCAGTGTATAAAAGTTTAAAAGACATTTTAAATACTAGGGAACATATTGATAAATGAAACAATATAGATTTATTGCACACAGATTACATAAAAATTCTAAAAAGAAATATTATAAGCCATCTTGGCTAACTTTACCAGCTATTTTTACTTTAGCTGATATTAAACCGGGAATGTTCAACAAATATGTTATGAAAAGATTAGTTTCAGCTCAACATAATGCAATGATACTTGTTAAAAAAAGTTATTATAAAATATATGTTAAAACAATTGATCGAGATGCATATAAGGCACAAGAGCAAAAAAGAAAAGCTAAAATTAAAATTCTTAAAAAGAAATTAAAAGTTTTAGTTCAAACAAAAGAAGTTAAAACATTTAGAAAGCTATGGGCTCAATTATCTAAATTTGGCGGATCTTTGCCATATGTAAAAGCCGTACCTAAAGTAGTTAAAATGCAAGTTCAACCACAAGAAACTGGTACAGCTAAAACAGAATTCAATGTCATGCTCTGTGATATGGGAATAAGCTGATATATACGTCAGCACCCAATGCTCAAGTGATGTAATTGGCAACCATCTATGTCTTAGAAACATAGTTTATGGGTTCGAATCACATCTTGAGCACCAAATGCTACTATGGTGGAATGGCAGACACGACGGATTTAGGTTCCGTTGCCAGTAATGGCGTGGGGGTTCAAGTCCCTTTAGTAGTACCAAATGTATGCCCAGGTGATGGAACGGTATACATGTATGTCTAAGAAGCATATGCCGAAAGGCTTAAGAGTTCGAGTCTCTTCCTGGGCACTAAAAAGTAAGATGAATTCAAAAGTTAAATATTCAAAAGAATTATTAGAATGGCAATGGAACTAATAATTCTAAGGAAAACCTAAGATTTCTTTGTCCTAATTGCCATTCTCAAACTTCAAATTATGGAGCTAAAAATATTAATAAGTTGCAAACTTATTGATTAAATAAGAATAATAATCTGATTTCTTAACTTTCTTATCTTTTTTGTCCTTAGCAGGAGACTTTTTAGAGTCTTTGGAATCTTTAGAATCCTTGGCACCATTAGAATCTTCTTTAGAATCTTTCTTTTTGGCAAGCCAAGGTGGAAGCTTCTTTTTCTTTTCTTCCTTCTTTTTAGCCTCTTTTTCAAAAGATTCAGCTGCATATTTTTCGAAGTTAGATGCAAAAGATAATAATTGTTCGGCTGTATAAGACATTAAAACTCCGTGAACTTTGTATATATAGGAGATACTACTAATAATTAGGCAATAATATTACCATGTATGGTGTGCATACTCGTTCGGTAACGAGGGAAGTCTGTGAAACTTCGGAAGCTCGGTTCGACTCCGGCTGTACACCCCAAGATGGCTCGTTCGACCACTGGCTAAGTCTCTTCGCTTTCAATGAAGAAAAACGGGATCGAAACCCGTACGAGTCACCAAATGAAATATTATTGTGACAATATGAGGCATTTAGTTTGTGTTCCATATTCGATAGATAATCTTCATAAGATGGCAAAAGAATTAAACATTAAGAGATGTTGGTTTCATGCTAATGCATCATATCCTCATTATGATATTCCTAAAAAAGAGTAAAAGAAATACAAGATAAATGTGAAATTGTTTCTCCAAAAGAGATACTAAAAATAGTTAATAGTTAAATATAATGGTCCCTTAGTTTAGCGGCTCTGAACACCTGCCTCTCAAGTGGGAAGTGGTGGGCTCGACACCCCCAGGGATCACCAAATTATTTAAGCATATAGTGGTTATTAAATTCGGCATATTCTTGAATTGCCACATAAATATGCTGTACTATTTTAGTACTAGAATTACTATTAATAAAGTGATATATGTAGTGTGTATGCCCCACGCAAGGGATTTGCTAGTTAGTCTTCTAAACTGACAAACTCCGTTCGACTCGGAGGTGGGGCACCAAATCTCTTCATAGTGAAATGAATATCACATATCGCTTCGAACGATATATTGCGGGTTTAATTCCTGCTGGGGAGACCAATATACCTTTGGTGCTGGAAGCACACGATAGCCTACGAAGCTTTCTTTTTCGGTTCGACTCCGAACAGAGGTACCACAAAGCACCGCAAGGTGCTATTTTTATTTGAGCATTAAAATGAGTTATGCATCCTCTGTTTTACTAGAAGCGCCTAATGGAGATTTAATTCTTCAACATCGAGATAACAAACCAAACATTCTTTATCCAGATAGGGTTAATTGTTTTGGTGGTCATGGTGAATTATATGAAACACCAATTACAACTGCTATGCGAGAGATAGAAGAAGAAACTAATCTCAAATTGAAGTTTAATGATCTAGAATTTTTAGCTAGTGTTAAGATGGCTGATTGTAGCAAATATATAGATGAATATATGTTTGTTGCTAAGAATATTGATTTTTCATTAATGACTATCAATGAAGGTCAATCTGAATTGATGAGCACTCAATACTCTACAATTATTGGACATCATTGTGATAAATTAAAATATATTAAAAACGATTTTGATCAAAGTAAATTTAAGAGGAAATAAATTAGTAGCATTCGAATGAGATTTTGAATTGAACGGAAGTTTTATTCAAATCCTATGCATTTGTAGTGAATGCAATTTACAATTAAAGGATACGAATGTCTAGACCAGATTTTGTGACGGACGAGGATATTTCCCGTTGGAACACTCACATGAATGATAATCCCCAATTACCACAATTATTAATTAGTAATCCAACTATAAGAGAAGTCTGTTATGCCGGAGAGTGGCTTTCAGAAGAATTAGATAAACTAGATTGTCCAGAAGAATTTCTTAATAGAATACTATTTACTGCTGGAAAACTATCATTTGGAAGAGATCCGTGGGAAATTCATCAACAAATGTTAAATTCATATAATCTAAATGAATTAGATTACGAAACTGAACCATCTGAATTAAATTAATGTTATTACACGAATTAATAGATCGAGATGAGCCCAAGTGCTTGTATTGTAACTCGGGTGTTGATACAAGACTTACAAGTGAATGGATTCCTAAAACTGCTTTAAAAGCGGATCACGAAGGTGTGAGTTGCCATTCATGTAATGAGGTTTTTGGAATTTATTCTTTTCAAAAAAGTGATGGCGAAACAGTATACACTGGTTTTACCTTTACTTGTAGAGAGTATAATATTTATTTTGACTATTCAATGAATTGTTTTGATGTAAAAATTGGTGCAGAATATGTAACTACTATTCCATTTTTCACTGTAGACTTCTCTGATAAAGAAAAATTATGTGAGAAGCTCAAAACTTATTGCGTTTTTTCTTAAATTAATTTTTAACGATTAAAAATCTTTTTCAATTTTGAATTCATTGACAGCGATGATTGTATGATTATGATTAGAGAAAGGCCAGCTCATAGCCTTAATATGAGAGGAGAAAAATAATGGCTTCACAACCTCAGACGATGACTTCTTCCGATTTCAATTTAGAGAAACTAAACACCAAGGATTTGTCCGAACACGTGGCATCCTCGATTCAAGTTGGCGGCAATATTGCTGTCTTTGGTCGAAGAGGCACTGGAAAGACTGAGATTTCTAAACAAGAAATCAAGAAAGCTGGATGTCACGAAGTTTACATAAATCTCTCCGTTATGGAGCGAGTAGACATGGGAGGATATCCAAATATTATGGCTTCCAGTCAACAGAAGAAATTCGTTGACTTCTTGCTTCCTCAATTCTATGAGCCTATGTTGGAAGGAAAGAAACAAGTAGTAGCGCTTCTCGATGAAGTGGATAAGGCTGACCCAAGCTTGTGGGCACCTCTTCTTGAGTTTACTCAATTCCGTTCCATTAACGGTAGAGTTTTAGATAATCTTCAAGCAGTTATCATGACTGGTAACTTGATCTCTGAGGGCGGATCTAGACCAAGCTTGCCGCTTCTTGACCGTTCTGAAAAGTATTTGGTTGAAGCTGATGCTACTTCTTGGTTAGAGTGGGCCGGTAAATCTGGACATATCCATCCATCTATCACGGCGTACATTACTGACCATCCAAAAGATTTGTTCGGTGCAGTTGACCCAGAAGATCGCTACGCAGATCCTTCTCCTCGTGGCTGGCACAGAGCTTCTGAAATCCTTTTCAAAGGTGAAGAGCGCGGTTGGAGCAGCACTCTTCTTAATAAGAAGGTCTGTGGTTGCGTAGGAAAAGATGCCGGTATTAAGTATTCCAATTACTATGAGCACTATCAACAGTTGCTGCCCATGATTGAGGAAATCTATCAGGGCAAGGATGTTTCAGCACGCTACAATGTGTTAGAGCCTACCAAGAAATTAGTTGGCTGTATGATTACTTGCGCTCGCTTGGCCACTCAATTGGATCAAGCTAAAGAGAATGAGCCGCCTCCATCAATCAAGCATGTTGGTAAGTTCTTGCAAAAAGTTTCTTACGAAAACGTTCTAGTGGCTGTTAGAAGTCAAATTCAGATTGATCGTCTTGTGAAGTTTAATTTGGATGAGCATCCTGATTGGGAGCACGTTCTAAATAAGATTAATAAGCAGGTAGACGACTGAAATACCTAGTCCTGATAGGATATATAAGTGTATTGGAGTCATAATGAAATTCACTAGAATTATTGGTAAAATTGATGATAAGTTAGTTCATCAAGCTGAAGAGAAATTATCACAAGTGTTTCTAGAATTAGGAACTAGATATGATAATGAACACATTGGAACTGGTATGGGTGGTGATCCACTTATATTTGGATTAATGTATCCGGTAGAACACATTTGTACTATGAATATGCCTACTGCCGCAACTGATGGTCGCAGATATTATTGGAACCCTAAATTTGTTCTCAAACAATCTAGAATTGGTTTGCGTATTATTTGTGGTCATGAAGCTTGGCATGCTATCTATATGCATCCACAACGAAGAGGATCTAGACTTCCTAAACTTTGGAACATTGCCGTTGACTTCATTGTTAATGGCACTTGTATGGATGACTTCAAAGCCAGAAAGATGGATCCTAAAGAACAATTCAGTAAGCACTTGGGTAAGTACATGACTCTTGCCCAATACGCTGAGCTACTAAAAGATCCATTCAAACCAATCAAAGGGTTTGAAGGATTAAGTGCATCAGATGCAGATCAAGGAGATCCTTCAGTTACTTTACCAGCTCCAGATGAAGATCGAGAGCTTACTCCTAAAGAGTTAAAGGAATTAGAGAGACGCGAAAAAGTTCAGAAGTTTTTCTATGCAGATCCTGATTTGGATGATGAAATGAAACGTCCAGAAAAGATTTACGATTTTCTTTACAACTTGTTGCCAAAATGTCCAAAATGTGGCAGTGTTGGTATGTACAAAAAGCCAAATAATGATAAGGGCAAAGACAAGCAACAAGGTAAAGATAAGGAAAAAGATAAGTCTAAAGACAAAGGCAAAGAGAAGCAGCAAGGCCAAGGTCAGGACCAACAAGACCAACAAGATCAACAGGGTCAAGGTGATGGTCAGGATCAACATGATCATGGTGATGGACAACCTTGCAATTGTGGACAACCACATGACCAAGATGGTCAAGGAGACGGCCAAGGTCAGGGTGATGGTGAAGGAGAGTGTTGTGATGGTTGTGGAGGAGGGATTGATATCTTCGGATTTGGCGGAACTCTAGACGATCACATGGACACTGAAGAGTCTGAAGAGAAGCTAGCTAAAAGAATTTCTGATGCTATGGAGGCTGCTAGAAAAATGGCAGGTCACGTTCCAGCTGCATTAGAGGATGAACTTGGAAAACTTACTGCTCCTAAGGTTTCTTGGCAAGACATTATTCGCACTAGACTATTAAAGGCTAGAGCAGGTAATGGGCGCAATGATTGGACGAGATTTAGAACTCGCCCAATGTTTACTGGACTTCTAGTTCCTAAAAGAAAAAACTATTATGCTCACTTTGGATGCTTGCTTGATACAAGCGGATCCATGAGTAAAGATGATATGGCTTTCGGATTATCTCAACTTGCATCACTTGATGAGCGTTCAGAGGGTACTGTAGTTCCAGCAGATGCAACTATCTATTGGGATCAAGCTACTAAGATCAAAAAGGCTGACTTTGAACAACTTTCCAAAGTAAAGATTGTTGGTCGTGGTGGAACTAAGTATGCTGAATTTTTTGATGAATATGAGCAAAATATTGGAGAGTGTGATTTCTTAATTGTTATCACAGATGGTTATCTTCTTGATAGTGATATTGCTCAAATGAAACATCCAGGAAAAGATGTTATCTGGTTAATTACCAGCGGAAGTCTTTTCAATCCACCTTTCGGTAGAGCATTTGATTTGCGAAATAGTTGATATATAAGGTCCAAATGAATACTATAGGATTAATTTCATTAGCAATATTTTTATCAATTGGACTTTATTACAACTTATCCCAATAAGCTTTGGAGAATGTAAGATGAATTTAGTAAATGAAATAGCATTGGGTGGAGGTTTATTTTCAGTCTTTGCTTTTATACATTTCTTTGTAGATTGGATTTTTCAAAGTCATGCAGAGGCTATGGTAAAACACAATAATCCTAGAGTAAGAGCTAAGCATTGTTTTATCTACACTTTAGGATTTGTGCCAGTTATGTTCCTATTAGGTTTTACTTGGTGGGAATGGTTAATTGGATTAAATGTTTTGTTTTGGTCTCACTTCTGTGATGACACATACATTACGGTTTTTCTCTGGGCGAAATATATTCGCAAGCCAACTGAAATGATTGAACCGTTCAAAGAAACTTATACTCGTGTTGATGGATCTGTTGCCGTAAAAGTTCTTCCACCAGATGCCAAGCGCGGTTTTGCTGAATGGGTTCAAACTACAATGGGTAAGATTCTAATGATTGCCATTGATCAAATCATACATTTAGTTTTTTTAATTCCCCTTGTGTTAATGGCTATGAGACATAAATGAATAGTGAGTGTTGGAATTTGTTAGTCAATTTAGCCAAACGCAATAAACATGACTCCGAATTGGCTTGGTATTCAATAAGTTATGATAACAATTATTATTGTCATCAAACTTGCTTAATATGCAATGAGGAAATTCATTCTTTCAAAATCACTTCTAACAATGATGGAATAGCTGAATTATTTGATGATACTATACATAATGCATTAATTGTTCAAATAGAGCAACATGGAATGCATCATTTAAAAGAAAGCAATCTTCTTCCATTTTTATAAATAACGTGCGGGCTTGACGTTCAATTATAAAAAATTATGATGAGAAGTGGGCATAGAAGCGCCCGCCATCAAAAGGATATTTTCAATATGAAACTGAACGAGACAAGGCCTTATTATGAGTCGTCTGGAGAATTGGAAGAGCAATTCTTTTCGATCCAAGATCAGGGGATGATTTTCGACATCTTGCGCAACAAGATGTATTCTAATCCAATCTTGGCAATTTGTAGAGAAATTTCTTGTAATGCAAGAGATGCGCATCGTGAAGTTGGCACTCCAGAAATACCAATTCATATTCATTTACCTTCGGCCTTGGAGCCGTATTATAAAGTTAGAGATTTTGGGCCGGGCATTAGTCCAGACAGAATGTCTAATATTTTTATCAAATATACTGCCAGTACTAAAAGAAATGACAACATTCAAACTGGCGGATTTGGCTTGGGTGCTAAGACGCCATTCTCTTACAGCGACTCTTTTTCCATCATTACTAATTATAATGGAACACAGTATATCTATAATTGCGCCATCGATTCAACTAAAGTTGGCAAATTAGTATTAGCTTCGGAATCTTTAACAGATGAACCTAATGGTACAGAAATTAAAATTCCAGTTCTTGCAAAGAACTTTAATGAATTTGCTACTTGGACTGAGCAGGCATGTCGTCATTGGAAGGTTAGACCAATCATTAAGGGTGGCAAACTCGAATGGAAAGAAAGCAAGTCAGTATTAGATGGTGATAAGTGGTCTATTGTTTTAGCCACAGATTATAACAGAGATGCTAAGATGATTATCGATGGGATTGAATATCCATTAGATATTGAAGTTCTTAGAAAATATGCTGACTCTAAACTAATTGATGCGGCTAATGGTCGATTTGTTATGCATTTTGATGTAGGAGAGTTAAGCCTATCTGCTAGTAGAGAGCAGATTTATTTAGATGAAAAAACTCAAAAAGTTATTCGTGAAAGATTGGTTTCTATTCAAAAAGATATTGAAAAGAAAATTCATGACAAAGTAAATTCTTACTCTAATTTGTGGGAAGCCAATACATATTACAGACACTCTCTTAAAAATGCTTTCGTTTCATTGAAATTTTTAGGACCTGTAACTTGGCATGGTATTGTAATAAACGATACTTATGTGAGTACTAACTGCCCCACATTTTGGTTTACTAAAGGTAAATACTCGCGTAAATACGGCACTGACCACAATAAATTATCCAGACAAAATACTGGATACTTATCTTTTGAAGATAAATCTGAACTTTATATTAACGATTTGCCCATTAAAGAGCCTACTCCAAGGCATATAAAGAAAGCTTTCGAAGACAATCCAGATTTAAAAAATGTATTTGTTGTTTGTCCAAATGATAAAGTTACTGTGGCTCAATTGGAAACATCAATTAATATTGATAAGATGGCTCCCAAACTTTTATCTACAATTACAAAAGCAACTGGTCGCACAGGTAATTCTTATGCTAATCGTTTAATTCTTTTTAAGTTTGATAGTAGTTCAATATGTTTTCGTCAAACAAGTCAAGCTTCTATGGAAGAAGATTTGAATGATAAAGTTATTTGTTTTCTTGTAAAAGATTTGAATAATAATGATCGCTATCTAACACTTAAAAATAAAAAGAGACTTTCATTAGATCTAATGCGTGAAATTAATAATAAGTTTCCAAAAATTTCTTTTTATGGAGTAGATATCAATACTCCACAAGATAGGATTGATGAAGAATTTTCTGATTTTCAAAATATTGAAGAGTTCATTCAGGAAAATTTGATTGATAATCAAAAAATAGATTATGTTGAATTAACTTATGCGAATTCATCTCGTCATTATGATGATAAGTATGCTAATAGTTTGCCTAAAGTTAAACCTCTAATTCAAAATTCAGATTCAGTTTATATTAAAAAAGCAGGTTTACACGCCAGATTTCAAGATATTTCTGATGAAAAACTTTGGCTACTTCGTATTTATGAAAGCCTTCACGGATCTATCACTCAAGAGACTATTGATCAATTTATCAAAACTCATCCAGAGTTAGATGTGTTATCAATTGATAATGAATTTACAAACAAATATCCATTATTAGCACACGTTTCAACATACTATGTTGGCGATATTGCAAAATATATAGCTCAATACGTTAATTTAATTGACAAAGAATAAGGAATTAAAATGTCTAAAAAACTTGCATATACCATTACAGATAATAATATTTCTGTTAATTTTGATAATCAATCACATATTGTACCACGAACTGATCCTCTAGCAAATAAGCTGTTAGCAGCACTGAGAGAGGGCAGAAATGATGATATTCCTGATTTGGTTTCTACAGCTTTAAGAATCCAAAAATATGGCAAAGGTGATTTTGTAATCCAAGATGGACACATTATTATCAATGGACTGCCAGTTCATGAGGGATTGAGTAGAAAAATTCTACAATTCCAGGCCGAAGGGCTCCCTCATAAGCCATTAGTTAGGTTTGCTGAAAACTTACAAAAGAACCCATCTTATCGTGCAGTTAATGAATTATTCCAGTTTTTAGAGAAGAATGATCATCCAATTACCGAAGATGGCAATTTCATTGCTTATAAGCGTGTTCGTTCAGATTTCACAGATATTCATAGTGGAACGTTTGATAATTCTGTTGGCGCCACAGTTGAGATGCCTCGCAATCAAGTCAATGAAGACTCTATGCAAACGTGTAGCCATGGTTTACATGTAGCAAATTGGAATTACGCTCACACGCAATTTGCAAGCAGCAACCCTGCCACTGATGTTATGTTAGAAGTAGAAGTTAGTCCGAGCGATGTGGTTTCTATTCCTGTAGATTATAATCAATCTAAAATGAGAGTTTGCAAATATAAGGTCTTGGGTGTCGTTGACAGTGAGCATTCATCTGATCTTCGTCTACGAAATACCAATACTCCAACTTACAAAGTTGAAGAGAATTCTGATTCAGATCGTTATAATGAATGTGAAAATTGTGGAATTGACGTAGATTACGGCACTTATTTGTGTGAATCCTGTCAATATGATGAGGAAGAAGAGGAAGAGGAAGAGGAAGATGAGTATCCTTGGAAGGATGAACTAGATAGGTAATCTTTCTTAATTATGGCCCGTAGTGATTGATATAAGGTCCCTGCGGGCTTTTTCGTTGGAGTTTAACATGGCACAGTCAGAAAAAGCAAAAGCTATAAATAAAAATCATTGTGATGGTGATTGCGAAAGATGCGGCCTTAGAGGTTACGATATGAGCGGCGCTTATTATTGTGATGTTTGTAAATGTAGCGAATGCTGTGATTGCAAAAAATTAGCTAGTTTGCCACCTAGTACCTCGTAATATACGACACACTTGGGCGGCCGATAGATTATATTTTCTGCATAGATCAGTTTGCTTATAATTGCCCGTGGCATATAGAGAGCGCATTTCTTTAACTTGCTCTTCTGTAATTTTGGATCTGATGGATAATAATTTTTCTTTAACGTGTGTTTTCATTTTCTTACCATAGTTCCCATTAGCTTCACCAAATAACTGAACGCCATACATTGGGTTTCCTTCACCTGCATTTAGTTCACGCATCTTTTGCTTACGCTCGTCAGTCCATTTAGTACCGTACACACCATCCCCGCCTTCAGTTTCATTGTATAATTGATAGTAATTCTCTTTAAGAAATTTAATCCATTCCATTTCTTTTTGATTCGCCTCTTCCCAAGTGGATAGTTGTTCGGCTATTTTGAAGAGAAACTTTTCCTCACCGTATTTATAGATAGCACAGTGGATAGCTTGTTTTCTATTTGATTTGGCATCTGACTTATGACGGGCCCACCTTTTATTTGGGTTGTTAGTAATTCCAACATACATCTTACTATTAACAGTGTTCAAAATTAAATACAAATAAAACATTACCTTCGTCTCCATATAGACGATGTGTTTTATTTGATAGATTTATCGGAGATTATTATGAATATCGCAATTCTTGGCTCGGCCTGGGGTGATGAAGGTAAAGGACATATTACGCACCACTTGTCCAAAGATTATGACTGGATTATTCGCTTTAATGGAGGTGCTAATGCTGGTCATACTATTTATCGAGATGGTGTTAAATATGTTCATAATTTAATGCCATCATTTGATTGGCGTTCCCCTAAGCCTAAAGCCTTCTTAGGCTCTGGTATGGTGATAGATTTACCTCAGCTGCATTTAGAAATTAATAAGCTTTTCGCAATAGATCCCTCTTTGCCAAGCAGAGTATATGTTGACCCTGATGCTTTTGTTGTTCTTGAACAGCACAAAGATGAGGATAAGAAACTTAATGGTCATATAGGCTCTACTAATCGAGGCATTGGCCCTGCTTATAAATCAAAAATCGAAAGAAAGGGCATTCGAATTAGAGATTTCCTTAACGGACATCAGCTTGATAATGCTGTTGATAATTGGAGCAAACTTGCTTTTGATAAATTAAAAGAACTTGGTGTTCATTTCAAAGGAGTGTTGGAGATTCAATCTGAAATGAAAAATGCTGACCTATTATTTGAAGGTGCCCAGGGCGTCTTATTAGATATCAATCATGGAATTTATCCATATGTCAGTTGCAGTGATTGTACTATTGGTGGCATTTATTCTAGTGGGTTTCATTTTGCACCACCATCTAAAGTTTATGGTGTAGCTAAATGCTACACAACTAAGGTTGGAGAAGGGCCATTTCCAACCGAATTAAAGGGTGAAGAGGCAGAATCATTACGAAAAATGGGCAATGAGTATGGTGCAACTACTGGTCGTCCAAGAAGAGTTGGTTGGTTAGATTTACCAGCATTAAATTATGCTTGCCAAGTTAGTGGAATTACTAATCTAATTATTACAAAATTTGATATTCTAAATGGAATGGACACTGTTCCACTATGTATGTCGTATGATAAAAATCCCACTTGCTCTGATGATTTCTTTAAAGCTAAGCCAAACTATATGGATGTTTTAGGCTGGGATGATCCTAAAAGTGTTACAGAATTAACACCTTTTATTAGTGAAGTTGAATTTGCAACAAAATGTCCCGTTAGTTATATTTCTACTGGAACGGATAATAAAGATATTTTGGAATGGCGTCAGTAGGTTACAGCATGTTATGGAATGAATTAAGTTATGATATGCAGGTGATAGTTTTAGATCGTTTTTCTGCATTAATGACAAAAGAAGAAAATGAAGAAATGCAAATGGCTATGATAGCTGGAATTTCAGAATTAGAAATTTGGAGCAATTCTCCGGTTAATGCGGTTGATGTCATACCTAATGACGAACCATATGTAGCACACGCAGTTTATGCGGAGGATAACCAATGATTCATATTACAGAAAAAGCGGCGCTAAAAGTGAAAGAGATTTCTGAATCAGAAGGCATTGGACATAATACTGTTCGTTTGAAAATAATTGGTGGTGGTTGCGCAGGATTTACTTATGATATGTTTTTTGATGATTCTCCATCAGACGTAGATGAAGTAATAGAATTTGATGGAATTAAGGTTATTGTAGATCCTTTATCTTATCAGTATGTCGAAGATGTTACCATGGACTATACAGTAGATCCCATGAGTGAAGGTTTCAAATTTGAAAATCCTAATGTTAAAGGATCTTGCGGTTGCGGAAATTCTTATTCGTTTTAAATATCTCCCCATCTTTTACGTTTATATATAAGCCTAATCATAGTAATAGTTATATTGTATATTTTAGAGAGTGTCCTGTATTTAGCAGCCCTTTCTTTTTTATTAATACAATTACCACATTCTAATCGTATTTTTAATACATCATTAATTGTTAATTTTGAACGTTTCAAAATACCTTCTTTAGGTTGTTTTTTTTACCTTTCTGGGCTTGGCGTATTAAATTTTTAGTTTTTTGTGAGTGATGTTTTCCATAAAATGTATTTTCATTTCCTAAACGAGTTCCTTTTCTTGCTAAACTCGTTGTGTATTTTGGTTTGATAATTGAGTCATGAAAATAGTTAAAAAATAAATTCTAATGATTGGGCTATTAAAAAATCTCCAGGAATGACTGATCCTAAAATTAAACCTCATTGGTCCTGGGGATTAGGGGATGATGGCATTTTGTATTGTAAAGGGCAAATAGCGGGACATTGTTTTAAGCAAACTTGGTGGCCATATGAAAGAATGGGTTTTGGGATTCCTATTAGCGAAATGCGTAAAATCGTGAAAGAATTTGGACATTTGTTAGTTTTTATTTGAAACTAATTTACATAACTCTATAAATCTTTTTTCATCTAGTTCCATTTTCATTTTGTTAATATCTTTATGAACCCATTGTAAATTGTCAATAACATACCCTTTATTACTATCAATGCGATCTAAAGATGCATCATTAGGATCAGTGGTCTTTTCTGCAAAATCAATTTGTAGTCCGGTAAGGGCGCATTTTCCATTTTGTTGTTCATATAATTTCCATAAATTTTCAATAGATACGTCAAATGTTAAATTTCTAACTTTTGCATTTCTTTCAATTCTACACATTGTTGTTTGCGACAACTCTCCAACACCCTTCCACCCACCTCTATGTTGGCACCCACAATTATTAGTTTTATTTATTTTTTTTAACAATTCTGGCCGCCTATTGACGGTATTTCCACAAATACATTTGCAAATGGCAACTTTCTTGCCATTTTCTTTTGTAAAATTTATTATTGTAAGTTTATCATAAATTTCACCAATTTTAACTATGCAATTTTGATTGAATCTACAATTTGAACATTTTTGACCTTTACGATGCAGATATGTTCCAACAATTTTAAATTGTAGTCCGCAATCACATTTAACAAGAACTTTTCTCCTTTTATGGCCATTTGGCTCAATATAAAATTCATCTAAAATTTCTATAACTAATAGATTTTCAAATCTGTCATTTGTGGATACTATTTTGCTCATGACATGTTATATATCACAATATCCACTGTAATTTATGGTACCCAATGCTTTTACCAACTTTTTTCTCCGATTTTAACAAAGATATTTCTTGGTTATCCAAAAATACTATTTATATAACTAAATATGGAAGCCATGCTTATGGCACTAATACAGAATCATCTGACGAGGATTATAGGGGAGTTTTTATACCACCTAAAGAATATTATTTTGGTTCAAAAAAAATTGAACAAGCTGAACTTCATAAACCAGATGTAGTTATTTATGAAATTAGTAAATTTTTCAAATTAGCAGCCGATTGTAATCCAAATGCTTTAGAAATATTATTTGTCAATAATGAAGATATAATTTATTATGACAAATTGGGTGAAGAGCTTTTAGCAAATCGTAATCTTTTTTTATCTAAAAAAGTAAAATTTACTATGACTGGATACGCAGTTTCACAGCTACATCGTATAAAATTGCATAAAAGATATTTGATGAATCCTCCAAAAGTTCCCCCAACTCGGACGAGTCTTGGATTACCGGAACAAACTCTAATTCCTCAAGATCAATTAATGGCAGCTCAAGCTGAAGTTCAAAAAGAACTTGACCGTTTTCAATTTGATTTTATGGAAGGCTTAGAAGAATCAACGAAAATTGGTATTCGTACAAATATGACTGAAATGTTGGCTGAAATGAAAATTACTTCAGAACAACACTGGATGTCTGCTGCTCGAAAAATTGGTCTAAGTGATAACTTTATTGATATCATGCAAAGAGAGCGGCAGTATGCAACTGCTAAACGAGAGTGGGATCAGTATCAAAACTGGAAGAAAACTCGTAATGATACTCGTTCTGCTTTAGAAGAAAAGTATGGTTATGATACTAAGCACGCTTATCATTTGGTAAGATTAATTCGTATGTGTCGAGAAGTTTTAATAACAGGAAAAGTTATCGTGAAACGACCTGACAGAGAAGAATTATTAGCCATTCGTAATGGTGCTTGGACATATGAACAACTTATTGAGTTTGCAGAAAAAGAAGACATTATGCTCAATGAGTTATACAGAACATCTGATTTTCTACCAAAAACAGCAGATAAAGAAAAATTAGACCAACTTCTAATTAAATTAGTTGAAATGTCTTTATCTAAATATTCTTGGTATAATGTAAAAAAGTCGTTAAACAAATTTCTTGGAGAATAACTAGATGTTTAGTTCAATAGTAGAAGTTTTATTTGCAGTTGGTGCTGCCACTTTATTATATCAGATATTTTTATCTGACTATTTTAGAGATAAGCGTATTGCAGTAGAGCAGAAGCAATCCAAATATAATAGTATTGATAAGGTCGCACGAGTTAAACTTATTTCAGATGATCCGAAAGATATTGAGTATTTTATTACGACTAATGCTCAATATCTTTCGGATGATATGGTGGAAAGGTTAGTTTCTCGTATCGAGGATATTAAGGCCGATCAAGTTGTAAATAATACTGATAATGTATTAAAGTCAAGAATTGACAGGCTTTTTCAAGAAGAGACTGAAGATCCTGTTGTAGTAAAGCGGGCAAGTAGAAAGAAATGAAAAGTAATATTTTGGTATAAAAATATGGAAGACAACAAGAACTATCAAGTGTTTGTTTCGACTCCGGCAGCAGAGCAAATTAAAAATCAACTATCTCAAAGAGGTACGCCAGACTCCTATCTTAGATTAGGCGTTAAATGTGGAGGTTGCTCGGGCTTTAAATATATATTTCAGTTTGAAGATAGCGCTCCTAAAGCTAAAGATTTAGTCTTTGATATAGAGGGTGTGAAGATCATTATCGACAACAAGTCCATTCTTTATTTGAATGGAATAACTTTGGATTTTGAAAAAAGTCTCATACATAAAGGCTTTAAATTCAATAATCCTTTAGAAAAATCTAGTTGTGGATGTGGTAAATCTTTTTCTGTTTAAGGAAAATAATATGATTTACGGAATCTATCTAAAAAGTAAACCTAAAAATAAATGGCAGTTAATGTCAGTGGCTACATCTCAAGAAGTGGCCGTTAATGACTTGAAGGAAACTTTAAAGCAAGCTCATGCGGAAGGTAATGAGCAGGTAATGAGCAGGTGATGGTGGCTGAGCAATTATTTGATTCAACATTTTGGATTCCTCATTATTTAGATAATGTAAAAGAACAGAAAATACTTTATAATTAACTATGTCAATGTCATCTGGCACAATTCTTATTTATGATTCTAAAAAATCTACAGTGTTGAGTTGGACTTCTTGCGGCTCAGGAAATAATGATTTATTAGATTTACTATTTGAATATTGTAAAATTCTAGGTGTAACAAGTTATGTGGCAGAAGATGATAATATCAAATGGCTATTACATAATAACTGGTATTCTTCTGACGAAATTGAAAGAATGATTAAGATAAAAGTATTTATATGATTTCCGAAAAAGAACGTCAACTACAAGAGGCGTCCCAGGAAATAGATACACTTATAGATAAATTAATAGACACGAACTTCTTAGACAAGGATATAGTTCTGTTTGGTAATACTATGAGACGACTTCGCAATATTTCGGGGATTCAAAGATATCTTTTAGCGGTCTTATATGATAAGATCGGAGAAACCTATTTACGAGTTAGACCAACCGATGAAATCATCAATGCCTCATATAGAAAATTATTAAGCATTGTTATTAGTATTGACGATTCAGAAATAATAGATTATATGGAAACCTATTTTCTTAAAGATAGGAATCCTAATTATTTTTTCATTCTTCTTGAAGAAAAAATAAAGCAAAATAAAAGCATATCTAATGCAGAAACATTATTCATTTCGTTGATTGCCATCAATCAAATGAAGGTTAAAGATATACACAAATTCTTATCTATTATAGAAAAGGGGCCAGACTATCTTGTAAATAAATTTCTGCAAGGAAAAGCATACTATGCATTACGATATTATATCAAAATACTATCTTTTGAAAAATTAGATTCATCGATTACAAATACTCTAGATCCTATCGTTTCACAAATAATTAAATTTTCTTATTCAGAACCTTCACCGTATATTTCGCTTGTTACTGAAATATTAAATATTAGCAATAAATATACTCATCAGTTATTGGATAATGATTTAATTGATTTGGATAAATTTTGCACAATGGTTGTTAGTAATAACATATATCAAATCAATATAATTAAACATTTAAGTGAATATTTAAGTGAATATTATATTGATAAGCTAGATGATTTTGAAAAATCAATATTATCTACTGCTGATGGGGCAATTTTAGTTACATATTCCATTGTAGTTCCCACCAGTAATAAAAGAAAAATATTAAAGAGATTAGTAGAAATGCGCGAATCTCGTATTGAAGAAGAAAATTTGGTAGAATTTATTAGACATTTTCCTGAATATAAATCTTTATTGCTAATATTGTAATCGTTCACTTTACTTGACGATGTTATATATCCATGTGATATCTTAAGGAAAGCATGGGTAATTCATTAAATCTTCAGGAAATTGATCAGGAGCAGGCGCTTCATCTTAGCAAATTTTTTGTTAGGTCACAACAGAATTTATTTTTGTTTGGTAGGCGTGGTGTGGGTAAAATGATTGATCTCGAAACCGAATTACCAACACCCACCGGCTTTATCAAGCTTAAAAACTTGAAAGAGGGCGATGAGTTATTCGATGAACAGGGAAATGTTTGTCATGTAGTCAAACTGCACCCAATAGATTACAGGCCCGAATCATATAGAGTTACTTTTGATGACAACAGCACGATTAATGCGTGTGCAGACCATCTATGGTTAACGTGGGATAAGAGGGCAAGAAAATCGCATCATAGAGCTAATAATCCAACCTTTCATCCACAAATAAGAACGACTAAAGAAATTTTAGAAACGTTAAAAACTAATACTTCTAAAAGGGAGACAAATCATTCCATCCCTTGTACACAATCAGTAAAGTATCCTACGCAAAAATTACCTATTGATCCTTATGTATTGGGTTGCTGGCTTGGAGACGGAAATAGCCATAGTGGGCATATTGAATGCGCAGATAAAGAAATTCTGGATGAGATTGTAAAGCGTGGTTATGATGTACATTTAGTAAAGTCATCCGTAACATCGAAATCTAAAAGTTGCCAATATAGAATTGGTGGCGTGACCGAGTATTATAAAGATGAATATGGTTTGCCACATACAACTTATTGCTTATCCAAGCAACTAAAAGAATGTAATTTGTTTAAAAACAAACACATCCCTGATATTTATCTTCACAGTTCATACGAACAAAGACTCGCTTTACTTCAAGGATTGATGGATACGGATGGATGTTGTCTTAAAACGGGCCTTATTGAATATTGTACAGTGCTACCAAATTTAGCTTCCCAGATTCAAGAATTAATTTCTAGTTTAGGAATTAAGTCTACATTGCATTGCAATGAAAGTTGGCTTTATGATAAGCGATGCCAAGATAGATTCAGAATCAAAGTAATAACTAAATTACCAATCTTTAAACTTAAAAGAAAGCTAAAGAACCTTAAAAAATCTAATAATCAATGCACAAGAAATACTCATAGGTATATTGTTAAGGTTGAATCAATTTCACCTATACCAATGAGGTGCATAACAGTAGACAGTCCTTCCCACTTGTTTCTTGTAACACGTTCTTTTATTGCAACACATAATACACACATAGCATTACAAGCCGCCCATGAATGTGATTATAAAGTTCATTACATTAATCTTAGTGTAATTGAACGTCCAGATTTAGCTGGATATCCAAACATATCTGGACCAGATGATGTGGTAACATTTAAGTCTCCTTCGTTTTTACCTAAATTATTAGATTCAGCCAAGCCAGATAGTATCATTTTATTTGATGAAGTTGATAAAGCTCCACCAGAAGTTACAGCTCCACTATTAGAAATTCTACAATTTAAAACAATTAATGGCTCTAAAATTAATGTTGCTGGTTGCATATTAACTGGAAACTTAATGAATGAGGGATCTTACTCTAATCAAATTAGCAATGCTCTTCTAGATAGAGGAGCTAAATATATACTAAATTTTAGTTTTGAAAAATGGATTGATTGGGCTAAAACTAATAATGTGCATGATTTGATTTTAGGATTTTTGCGAAGCAATCAAGAGTTTGCATGTGGTAAAATAGAAGATAGTTGTTATGCTAGCCCCTCACCACGAAGTTGGACTTTAGCATCTGATGCTTTAATAAAAGCTAGAGAATTAAGAATAGTAGATATTAAAACTATCACTCAAATTATATCGGGTTTTGTTGGAAATGAAGCCGGACTTAGATTTGAAATTTGGTATGAATATTATAGAAAGTTTGAATCATATATTCATTCACTCATTGATAGCGGTTCGATGACTTTTGATTATCAAGCCTTAGCTCCCACAGAAAAATTAGTATTTGTAATTGCCGCATGTTATCATGCTAAATTAAAAGTATTATCAGAAAATAAATCAAAGAACAAATTCTCATCATTAGAAAACTTGTGCAAGTTCTTCAATCAATATAAAGTTGATAATGAAATTCAAGTTATGGGACTGATTAATTCTTTTGATTTTGATATGATTGCTAAAAACAAGCTATATGCTTGTAAAGAGTTTTTTGAACTTTTTACTAAAATCAATCAGCATATATCCTTGAAAAGATAACGCTCCCCTTGACAGCGTATTTATAAAATTTACATTGTGAGGCAGTGGGGGACGTGTATTATTTATTAGGGTGATTTCAATGG